GTTCCGCGACCAAAACCTTACCACTAACGCACCTCTTGCAACGGGCGACGGACCAGACTCAGCAGCACTCCATCAACTGCTCAAAAGAAGAAAGCGACCAGATTACTTCACCAGCTGCCTCCCCTTCCCGCAAAAAGCGGCCGAAATAATATTACCGATCGGAGACAAGGCGCCGATCGAGGGAATCGGAATAAGGGATATATCACAATTCACTGCAGTCGACTTCGACATAGTCGAGACAGACGGAAACCTGGATCATTACGACTTTGCTGGACAAGAATTTGGCACAGCAGGCGAAATAAATATCAAGGGATCAGGAATAAACGGCGAACCTCTTGTGTTCGCAAATCTACAATCAGCAACTGGCATATCAATAAACGATCTAAGGCAATCGTTCCAGGTGCAAAAAATATACGAGCGGGACGCGAGATCCGGAACACGCTATCCGGAAATACTAAAAGCTCACTTCGGTGTAACCGATCCACAAATGCTAGTACTACAACGCCCCGAATTTCTCGGTGGCGGATCATCCAGGGTGAACATCAACCCAGTACAGCAAACTTCAAAAACCGATGCATCAGGACCGGACGAAAGTCCACAAGGAAACCTCGCAGCATTCGGAACAGTCACACTATCAAATCACGGCTTTACAAAATCGTTCACGGAGCATTGTCTCCTCATCGGAATCGTTAATGTAAGAGCCGATCTCACATACAGCCAGGGCCTCAACCGGATGTGGTCACGCCAATCCAGGTTCGACTACTACTGGCCCGCACTCGCCCACCTGGGCGAACAAGAAGTACTCAACCAGGAGATCTTCTTTCAAGAAAACGCAGAAGACAATGACGTCTTCGGCTACCAGGAGCGATATGCAGAATATCGCTACAAGCCATCTATGATCACGGGAAAATTCCGCTCGTCGGATCCGGAGACGCTCGACGTCTGGCACTTATCACAGGAATTCGCAACGCTGCCGACACTCGGACCAGACTTCATCGAATCCAATACACCAGTCGATCGGGTTATCGCCGTCCAGGACGAACCCCACTTTCTATTCGACTCATTCATATCACTGAAATGTGCGAGACCTATGCCATTGTACGGAGTACCAGGCATGATCGACCATTTCTAAAGAAAACACATGCTGAGAGGCGCACGACAGGCCTCTCAAACAAATCCACAAAGGGGAATACCCACAGCATGTCACTCAACTCACCACTTGTTAAACAAAAACGCTGATGCCTCTACCAATAGGCACAGTACCAGCACTTATATCCGCTGCCGGATCACTTTTCGGTGGTTTACTCGCCGATAAGGGGCAGCGGCAAGCAAACAAACAAAACCTGAAAATCGCTCGCGAACAAATGGCATTCCAGGAACGAATGTCATCAACTGCATATCAAAGAAGCGCAAAAGATCTAACAGCAGCCGGTCTAAATCGCATCCTTGCCTTAGGCTCACCCGCTAGCTCACCTTCAGGAGCCTTGGCGACGATGCAAAGCGAAACAGCCGGCAAAGCAGATGCACTAAAAACCGGCACATCATCAGCACTGCAAGCGCGAATAGCAGCCCAACAATTCAACATCGCAAAAGCGCAAACAGGTAACATAAATCAAGCAACGCTAAAGCTCGTCCAGGAGACATCTCTGGCAAATTCACGAGCAGTCATCGAGGCTGAAAAAGCCCGAATACTAAAAGACTCATCCTGGAACATCCGTTCACTATTACGCGAGTTCGGAATCGATACTCGCATTCAGGAAAAACCACAACCGTACGACCCTAAATCAGTCAGTTCTAAGAAAATCCCAGGGGGATAAAATGTCAGATAAATCTCAAATCGCACAGGCCCCCAAAACAGGGCCTCTAACAGAAAGCTTACCAGGGCAACTAAAAACTCGAGTCCGCTCACAATTCAGCCCGCGGATCCGCGTGGCGTTAACATGCGGCGAAGGATTAACCCAGCAACATTTCAAAGACGAGGTCGACGTAAATAAAATAATCGCAAAGTTCGTACGAACTGGCGAATGGCCAATGGCCAAAAAACAGGGAGAATACGGAGTAGCGACCGCCCAAACTTTCACCGAGGCAATGATGACCGTCAGATCAGCCGAGGAAGAATTTTACAATCTACCGGCGAATGCCAGGAAAAAATTCAAAAACGATCCGGCCCTATACCTTGACGCGGCCGCAGATCCCACTCAACGAGAATTATTCGTTGAGATAGGCTTACTTGAAGCCCTACCCACTAAAACCGTCACAGAGGCTCCAGATGAGCCTCCAGCAACTCCCGCTGAGACGGAAACGCTCCCGCCTAGCTCTTAGGCTACGAAGTACTTGACTTCGGGAGCAGGACACTGTATTACTTGTTCTTACAGTGTCCTAGGTGGTCCCTAGCTAATAAATAGAATCACATGAGGCATTGCTCTTTAAAATAAACAGGAGCTACAATGGATAACGTACCGGGATGTAAACAACTCCCTGGCCTGGGCCAGATACCGATAAACGGAATATCACAAAACACTGAGAGGCAATATAATTGGCATACCGACGAAGAAAAATCAGCCGTAAAAAATCTCGAAGAAGCTTTAGGAAAGGCACTCGTTCGCATCGCCGAAACAGAGGCACAACTCAACGCGGCGGAGTCGCACTCTAGCTGGCTAAGAGAAATAATTGAGTACTATCAGTCACCGGAAGAGTTCATCCGGATCAAATGACTTGCTTCTCACCAATCGAGATAGATAAAAAATCAAAGTCCGGCCTGATAATGGGCCGGCGAACTGTACCATGTGGACGCTGCAACGGATGCAGAATAGCCAGATCCAAGGAATGGGCAATACGGTGCATACATGAAACGAAGACGCACGACGATAACTGTTTCATCACTCTTACTTATAACCCTGACCACCTACCACCAGACAACAGTCTGGAACATAAACATTTCCAGGACTTCATTCGAAGCCTCAGAAAACGCGTCAATAAGCACGCAAAAAAATACAACTACTATACCGATGAAATCGGAATCGAAAGAAAAGTCGCAAACCCAAACTTCAATCCAATCCGCTACTATATGTGCGGAGAATATGGAAAAGCTACGGAAGGTAATCAATGGATCGCAAGACCCCACTTCCATGTAATCCTCTTCGGATTCGCTTTCCAGGATAAAACCAATCATACGGTGCGACGAGGTAATCAGGTCTATCGTTCAGAACTACTTGAACGGACCTGGACCAAAGGATTCTCAGAAATCGGAAATGTAACATTCAAGAGCTGCGCATACGTAGCTCGATACATAATAAAAAAACAAAAACCAAACGATGACAAGTACGCTATCATCGACAACGATACCGGGGAAATCCTCGGATATCGAAAACAAGAGTACACTCACATGTCTCTGAAACCAGGAATCGGAAACGATTACTACTACAAATACGAAACCGACAATTACGAATATATAATGTTAGAAGCTAACAAAAAAATGGAGGTGCCACGATACTACAAAAATAAACTAAAAGTTGATCATCCAATACTTTACGAAATGCTCAGATTAGAGCGAGTAAAGGAGGCGAGAAAATCGCCAAACAACTCACCCGAACGCTTAGCAGTTCGGAATCATATACAGGGATTAAAACTCCAGAAATTAAAGAGAGATCTATAATGCAATTAAATAAAATATTCACAGTCTTCGACGAAGCCGCCGGCGCACATTTACCTCCGTTCTTCATGAACAGGACAGAGCAGGCAACCCGGGCATTCGCGGACTGCATTAACTCAGAAGAACATCGATTTTCAAAACATCCCGACCATTACACCCTATTCCTTCACGGGTCCTTCCTGGACACGACCGCCGAGTTCACGCTCCAGGCGGCTCCCAAATCAATCGGAAATGGTGTAGAGTTCCTGAACCAGGACCAGGAACCAGCCGATGAAAACGAAATCAGTGATGCAACACCGCTTCGACACAACGCCCAAGGCGGAGATACCTAGAAGCTCATTCGACAGATCACACGGCTATAAAACCACATTCGACGCGGACTTCCTCATACCATTTTACGTGGATGAGGCGCTCCCCGGAGACACATTCAATCTAAAAGTCACGGCATTCGCCAGACTCGCAACACCAATAAAACCAATCATGGACAACATGTTCATGGAAACCTTCTTCTTCTCAGTACCAGTCCGACAGGTCTGGGATAACTGGGAATTCTTCAACGGAGAACAACAAACACCCGGGGACTCAACAGACTTCCTGGTCCCCGTAACCTCACTATCAGCAGGAGAAAATGCGTCCCTATCAATCTACGATTACATGGGCCTTCCTCGCGGTGCTATTAGCAACGTTAACAGCCTGCACTTCAGGGCATACAATCACATTTTCAATAACTGGTTCCGCGACCAAAACCTTACCACTAACGCACCTCTTGCAACGGGCGACGGACCAGACTCAGCAGCACTCCATCAACTGCTCAAAAGAAGAAAGCGACCAGATTACTTCACCAGCTGCCTCCCCTTCCCGCAAAAAGCGGCCGA